TTATGACATCTTGAATACATTAAATACGGGTTGAATCAATGTTAACTTGCCTTTAACTTCCTCCAATTTAGAGGAAACCGAATAGAATTCGCCAGTAATTATTTGTGCGAATGTATATTCATCTGTATAATACGTTATAGATGACCCAAACAAGTTCATTTTAATACGATACCAAGAGCCATAGTCGCCTTTTCCGTCCTCTTTTGCTGCCACTTGGACAACTCCAGAAACATCCATTTGCATAATCGACAATATGTCCAAGTTGTTATTTAACTTCGGCATGACCAGATTTGTTTTATCTTCACTCATTTTTTTACCTTTTTTTTTGTGTTAGAATTGTCTAATTGAGAAAAGAATAACATTATTATAAAAAAATGCAACTGATTTTTAAAAAAAAAAAGAAAAACTTCGTTTTTGGTTGATATTGAATCAGTTTTAGCCATGATAAGTAGCAAAAGATAAAAAAAAGACTTAAATTAAAATAGCTAAGTTTTTTTAAGAGTTGATAATCTTCTCGCCAGATGGGCGAATTCGCAAAGCGCAATTTTCATATTAAATGTAAAAAAACTAGATAGGGGGGGATCGGCAGGGGATCGGCAGGGGATCAGGTGTAAAAAAAACCCGAGTCACCTCGGGCATAATAGAGTTAAAAGTTACTCATCAAAAAAATGCGCCAAACTTTCAGGAACATTATAACAAATAGACTTGTTAAGTCTGTCTTCCAATTCTTCAAAAGCCGCAGGCAAACCGTCAATGACCTGCCGTACTTCCTGAATAGATGCACCCGTAGCGAATTTGTGACTTCCATTATAATCATAACTTCCGAAATTACTCCTAAGCATAATATCCGAGCTGTAAGTCGTTAAAATATATGAGACATTTCCGTCACATTCCAATACATCGCATATTTCAACTTCTATAACTTCACCGAACCTGATTTTTCCAAAATCATCAAGAATGTTCTGCAGACCCATCCTCAACCATATGTTTTTACGCTGCAAAACAGCTGCTTTATCTCTTAAACAATCATTCTCTCTTAAAACATCACTCATATTATAACCCTTCATTTTCACGAATTAAATCAAACACTATCGATTTGTATTTAGCCCACCCCTCGCTAGGGGTAAAACCCATATCAATAAACAACGGCATAAACACGTTTTTATATTGACTAAACATCCTGTTCTCAAGTTCAGCAATTAATTCAAATCTGTCCATATTATCGTTTCTCATTTTTTTGCCTTTCTCTTTCTTTAGAAAACTCCGCCAAGGCCAAACTTTGACGTTCTATAGATATGAATAAATCATACCTAAGATATATCGGTATCTGCCAAGGTTTGGGCGTAATCCGCCCACATTTCCAACTTTTTGCAGTATCTCTACTGCATCCAAAAGTTTCAACAATGTCCGATATAAAAGAAGTTCTCAAAAACTCCTGCCACATCCTGAAATAATCATCACTCATAAACTAACCCTTCGTTTAAAGAGGCGTAATTGCCCCAACACCTATATATAGAGCAAGAAGCGTGCCAAATAACACTTGACGATAAATATATTTAAAAAAAATAAGTACTTGAGTATCAAAGAGTTACAACAGTAAGACCAGGAGAAGAGCAGCTTAAAAACGGCTGAAAAGCAGCTATTAATGAAAAAATAGGTGTTTTTTCGCACTTTTTAGAAAATGATTCTCAAATATGCAAAAAAAAATTTCCGGCGGAGCCGTAAGAAAATCGGAAAATGCAAAAAAAATTTTCGGGTACAAAAATCAATTTGCATATATTATATATGTTTCCATGAGTACATAAAAACTAGTAAAAAATGTAAAACATTATTCAGGGAATAAAGAAGATTATTCAATGTTATTACTTGTATAAAAAAACATCTAAATTAGAAAAGGTAAAAAAAATTTGCGAGTACACAAATATATTTACCTTTGTTGTTAATGTTTATATGAGTACATACAAACAGCTTTTTTTATACAATCATTGAAATGAAATAAAACATCTTTTTTTTATTTTATGCTATCTAAAAAAACAATAATTACAAAGTCACTTGTTAATTTTTCAGTTTTTTTGTTAACAAAAATTTTGCCCAGGAAAGGAATATCAGACAAAAAAGGAGTTTTGCTTATTGTATCATTTTTCAATGTTTGACGTATTGAAGAAAGAATAACCATGTCCCCCTCTCTCAAACTGAATTGACTTGTTAATTTCCGAGTTGCAACTACAGGCAGATCATTCATATCTATCATCACATATGAAGATATGAAACTATTGTTTTGCTCTAAATTTACATAACAATTAGTTTTATTTGAATAACTAGCAACATCAATAATTAAGTCCATACCTATTTTTTTGTAATCGTAATTTTGTTGAGTGTTTTTTGTTTCAGTATCATAATTAATACTTGAGACTACAGGAGTATCGCTGTAAGACATCACAGAAGCACCAGAGCCCTGTTTAACCAGTAAACAAGGTTCGGCAGAAACGGAAACAACATTCGAAAAAGAATTCAGAAATAAAGACATATTAAAACCGTCAGCAACAAACGAAACAACATTGTTAACCCCCAAAGTCAAACCTTTACTTACTAAAGTTTTGGAGAGTGAATCATAGATGAAATCGAAACCCGAAGACCTTGAATTATTGAGCGAAATTTCAGTGAGATAAATTTTGAAAAAATAATGATATTGTTTTTTGTCAACAGTTTTGAATAGTTCAAACTCATTAGTATCATTAACTAAAACGGAATTAAAAAAGCTTTTATCACTGTCCGGAGCCGAAATGTTTTTAAAAGTATAATACTTTTGAAATTTTTCTTTTTGTTCAGTTTTTGGAAGGAAACTGCCCGGAGTGGAAATCGTTTGATTAGGTTTCTTTTGTACAGGCGTTTTTGACATAAAAAAAGATTTCCGGAATGTAACATAAAAATAAATCATTCCTAACGATAATAAGAAAATAATAACAATCATTTTTTTCATAAAAACAAATCCAATACAATGAATATTAATAGAATAGTAAGAGAAATAAAGAATGCAGGAAAAAAAACGTTTGTTTTCTTTTCAATTTTACCTTTTTTTTTGTAATTGTTTTCAATTTTTTGCATCCTTGAAAATATGGAATTATGCAGAGCATCTGTTCGGTAGCACGAGTATATATAAGTATGTTTTTTTCGATTGTAAGCCTCAACCGGGATAGTTTTTCGACTTGCAGAAAATTCGTCAGTATTATAAATAAACATACGAAAAAAACCATTCATAAAAGGAACTTTTCCGAAACCAGCAACCTTGTGAGTTTGCAAATTTACACTGAAAACAACCCAATGAGATTGCTCTCGGATACGTACGTTTAAGTTATTATACTTTTGTATAATAAAAAAGAAATCAATTGACATTTTGCGAGATTGAACTATTAAAGACAAAAAGTTTTTATCGGCTTTTGCCTTGTCTTGTATATCAAAGAAGTCTACGCATTCGTCAAACCAGCATTGAATTGGTTTATCAAAGTCACCAGTTGGAAGAATATCAACAAGAGAGTCACTCCTTATTAAATCATCAGAAATAAATCTGTACTGCCCGTCCTGCAGCTCCCAGGAATAATACCGGCGGAGAACTTCTCTAATTCCAAGCGAGTTGAAAGTTTCATTATTTATTTTATAAAGAATTTTGTGAGCTTTTAAATAATCTTTGTTTTCAGAATTCCACGGTTCAACTTCCAAAGCAATATTAGTTACAACAACACCTCCGGAAGCTATCCAAGCGAGCATACTTTGTACGGCGGTATAACTTTTTCCGCCACCAATTTTTCCTGTCCAAATAGTTATCATTATTTCCTTAGAAAAAAGCGAACATTTTTAATTTTCTTACTAATTTAATTACTAAGCAAGCAGCTAATAAGTTTAACAAATAAATGAGAACGACCATTAATTCGTCAAACGGTAAAATATAATTTACAAGTGCAAATTTCGAATCAATTACAGAGAAATCTATGTTTTCGCCCATGGACTGAACACCTGCAATCTTTGCAATAACGAAGTTATAAGCGTCAATCGACTTGTCAATAATGCCTTTTAAAAACACCATAATAACGCCATATTTTGTCCACCTATTTTTTATAGTTCGCCCTATAAATGAGAAAAAAGGTTGTCCCCAATCATATAATTTGCCCATGAATATTTTAATAAAATTAATCATTTAGAGAATGCCCAGCCTATCATTTTTATAGAAGTTATAAAAGCGGAAATATACAAACATAATAACATCAGCCGCCGAAACCAATCCAACTCAACAGAATAAATAGAAAAATCTATGTCTTGAGAAAAATCACCCATGCCATTCCAAACTAAATCAAGGTGAAGAAAAGACTTTTTTCCTACTGTAGCAATTGCCGGAAAACTCATATCAAAAATACCTATCAAGGAATCATATAACGTGCTTTTTGTTGTTGTCAAGGTATCGTAAGAAGCTTGTACGGTATCTTCGAAAACATTTTCTGGTTCATCTTCATAAACAACCGTAGGAGTTTCATAATCCGCGAAAGTAATTTGAGAAAGACTATTAGAATTTAAATCATTTAGTGCATCCAAAATTTCCTCATTGCTTGAGTTCATATCAATTTGCAAATCAGAGATAGAGTCAACAATATCCGAATTATCATTATTAAGACTAATATTATTTGTTATAATACTATCTTTGTTTTCGATTGCATCTATAATAGCAACAACAGCCGAATCCTCATTCAAAACGTCAAGAGCTTCAGAAATTGAAGAAACTTTTACCGTTCGTAAAGAATTATCATGTAATATAGTATCAACAGATTGCTGTAAATCAGCATGATAAGAAGAATAATCAACGAATGGATAAACAATATCGTTGATTGCCGAAACAACATCAGCGTTGTCCGAAGAAACATTAATATTATGAATTGCAGAAACAACGTCAGAATTGTCAAGCGAGATGTTATTAATAGAATTGTTAAGAGTAGTAGCAGCACTATTCAAGGAGCGAAGTTCATCAGGCATACCCGATAGTAAAACACCATTGACAAAAGCCATTTTTATGCCATTGGCAGTCACAGAATTGTTAATTAAACCTTGTTCAAAAGCTTGCTGAATTTGACCGCCAGAAAGTTGTTGGTTTTGAAGTGCCCATTGTAAATCGTATTTTGCCGAAGTTGTAACTTCTGTAACCTCGTCCGGAATAATCGGGTCTATTATATCAGGGTTAGAATCATCCGTCCCCCACCCAACAATATTTCTGAAAAGATCTGCGAGCATTTGCATCAAATTAGTTTTGTTGACAGGCAAACCCGGCTCATAAGTAATACCATTGTCAGAAATTTGATATTTGAACTCTCGGTCATCATCCGGGCCAGCAAAAGCTTGAAAATCAAAATTTTCTCGGTCACCAGGATATAATTGTTTCTGGTCTATTTGCTGATCATTAAAATAAACCCGCATCCATAACGATTGGTCGAAAGGATTAGTAAGCCAGAAGTTCTCCGAAATTAATTCGTAATCTTCCGGATAGGAGTCGGGATTATCTGTATCTATCATACTTAAAAAAACATCACTAGGTATCGAATAAGGCGGCAAGGCGGCGTTGTAAGTTACAGAAACATAAACCGCATATTTTATTGAATTCCAAGCAAATCGACTTATATGCACTCCGGCATGAGAATAAGTAAGATAGGAGGTATTAACTTCATGCTCACCAGTAATAGAATTAATATAATGCCTATGTAGTCTATAACCAATTTTATACCCATAAGACGAAACACCACTACTAGAAACAGGTGTGCCATGAACTACTAGATACGTATCACCTTCGAAAACTTCGGTTTCATAATCAATAAAAGGAATAACAGAAGCTGAAAGAAATAAAAAAGAAAAAAAGAAAAATGAGACAACGGTTAAATATTTATTATACATTAAAACCACCTTATTTTACTAAAGTAGTAAAAGACTACAGCCCCAACTATGTATGATAGTAACATCAATGAAACGATGCTAATTGCATTAGAAATCTGTATGTTATATAATATTAACTCCGCCGTTGACTCACTCATGTTTTAACCTACCTTTGTAAAGCCAAAAAGTTTTTTAGCTCCAACCAGTAACAAAACAACTCCGGCCATGATTACTAGAGTAGCAATGCCTAGTGCCTTGATACTTCCTAGCTGTGTAACTATAGCTGTCTGAATCAAATCATAATCCGTAACTTCCTGGGCAAACACGCCCATAGTACTGCCAGATAGAATCAGACCCAACGCAAACCATTTTGTCAGAATAGTTTGTTTTACTTTACTCAAAAAGTTCATAATGAACTCCTTATTTTTATTTGGCATTATTGCCGTTTTTTTGCACGATGCAAAAATCAAGATAAAAAACCCAAAACCGACCCCCCCACCCCTTGAAAGCTCTCAAATCAAGGAAGTATTATAAAGTCGCCAAGCGTTTTTTTCAATTGTGTCCATAAATTAAACATTCTTTTTCATCCTACCCTTGTACATTTTATTAAGAAATTGTATCCTAAAAATAACAAATAGATAGTTAAACATGATGAAAATCCTAATGTTAAATATCTAACAACAATCGAATCAAGTCCGGGAGTTGTCACCAAAAAATCACTCTCTATCAAGTATAGAAAAAATGTATTAGTCATCGAAAACCTCTCCAATCGTTTAATATATCAAACAGTTTTTTGAGTATAATCCTATAAGTCAAACATACAAGAACCAGACAAAAAAATACAAAATAAGCCATTATATCACCTGCAAAAAGAAACTGTTCAAACCAAGTTCGTAAATAGAACAGAATTCCGCAAATGCACATTCAACCGAATGGTATTTTTTTGCAAATTCAGAATTGAAAGTAAATTCAACGGGCAAAGTACCTTTCAAATACATGTCATATTGATTTTTTAAAATATACAT